TCTTATATTAAACACAGAAGTTTATAACCATCAATTTGTGAATAGAGAAGCTATTGTTAAGTCTGTTCCTACAGCTTTTGAAACAGAAGTAAAACCTGGGGACACTATTATAACGCATCATAACATATTTAGAAGATGGCACGATATTAGAGGTGACGAAAAAAATAGTAGAAGTTATTTTAACGAAGACACTTATTTTGTAAAAGAAGATCAAGTGTATCTATACAAAAGAAACGGTGAGTGGAAGGCTCCTAAAGGATATTGCTTTGTACAGCCAATTAAAGACAGAAACTGTCTTGGAGTTGACAAAGAAGAGGCTTGTATAGGTATCGTTAAGTATACAGATGGTGTGTATAACAAGGGAGACTTGATAGGTTTTACGCCGTTTTCAACTTACGAGTTTGTGATTGACGGACAAAGACTATATAGAGTTATGACACAATTTATTACAATTAAATATGAATACGAAGGAAACGAAGAAGAATATAATCCAAGCTGGGCAGAAAGCAGTAGAGGAACTGATTAAGGTCGCTAAAGAACCTATTGTAGATTCAGATGACGATATATCAGCAGATAGATTAAAAAACGCCGCGGCTACTAAAAAACTAGCTATATTTGACGCATTTGAAATACTCACAAGAATACAAGAAGAAGAAAACATGCTTGAGGGCAAAACACCTGAAAAGGCAGAGAAAAAAGCTTTTAAAGGATTCGCAGAAGGTAGATCTAAGTAATGTACAGTCAAAGTTTAGTTAACATAGTTGAACCAATAAAAAAAACCACTATTACCAGAATGAACAGAGGTAAAAAGTGGAAGTATGGTTATAACAAAGAACACGATTTAATAGTATTATCTCATAATGGAGTTATAGGTGAGATTGTACAGATACAAAATTTAATTATAGCGCTACCTAAACCACCTAAAGAAGTATACAAACACCCGAGCAACAAGTGGGCGAAACAAGATTACCCCAAAGAGTTACAAAGGATTAAGAATATATTCGACTGGAGGAGTTATCCGGAAGACAATAAAGAAAAATGGTACGATTACATAGACGAAGAGTTCAAACGAAGAGAAGAGGGCTTTTGGTTCGTAAATAATGGTAAACCAACCTGGATAACTGGTACGCACTATATGTATTTACAATGGAGCAAGATTGACGTTGGTGCTCCAGATTTTAGAGAAGCAAACAGATTGTTCTATATATTCTGGGAAGCTTGCAAAGCAGATAAAAGATGCTATGGAATATGTTATCTTAAAAACCGTCGTTCTGGTTTTTCTTTTATGTCATCAGCTGAAACAGTTAATTTAGCTACCTTAACGGGTGATGCTAGATATGGTATACTATCTAAAACAGGTGCTGATGCTAAAAAAATGTTTACTGATAAAGTAGTGCCAATTAGTATAAACTATCCATTTTTCTTTAAGCCGATTCAAGATGGTATGGATAGACCTAAAACAGAGTTAGCGTATAGAGTACCAGCTAGTAAGTTTACAAGAAAAAAAATAACAGCTAACGAAAAGCTAGAAGAGTTAAAAGGATTAGATACTACTATAGACTGGAAAAATACAGGTGATAATAGTTATGATGGTGAAAAACTTAATTTGTTGGTACACGACGAAAGCGGTAAGTGGGAAAGACCGGACAATATATTAAACAATTGGAGAGTTACAAAAACATGTTTAAGATTAGGTGCTAGAATAGTGGGTAAGTGTATGATGGGTAGTACTAGCAACGCTTTAGATAAAGGTGGTAATAATTTTAAAAAGTTATACTATGATTCAGACGTTACAAAAAGAAATCGTAATGGACAGACAAAGTCTGGTTTATATTCTCTTTTTATCCCAATGGAATGGAACTACGAAGGATTTATTGATGAATTTGGACAACCAGTATTTCATATCCCAGATAATGATGTCTTCGGACCAGATGGTGAATTAATAGATTATGGTATAATTGACCATTGGAATAACGAAGCCGATGGTTTGAAAAGTGATCAAGATGCTTTAAATGAGTTTTACAGGCAATTTCCACGAACTGAAGAACATGCTTTTAGAGACGAGGCTAAAAATAGTATATTTAACTTAGTAAAAATATACGAACAAATAGATTATAACGACGGGACAAGAAACTTATCTACTTATTCTACTGGTAACTTTCAGTGGATTAACGGCGTTAAAGATACACAGGTTATTTTTTACCCAGATCCAAAAGGTAGATTTAATGTAAGTTGGTTTCCAGAGCAACATTTGCAAAACAAAATAATAGTAAAAAAAGGAATTAAACATCCGGCTAATATACACATGGGCGCGTTTGGCTGTGATAGTTATGATATATCAGGAACGGTAGATGGTAGAGGATCAAATGGAGCATTGCACGGTTTAACAAAGTTTAGCATGGAAAACTGCCCGCCAAACCACATGTTTTTAGAGTATATAGCTAGACCACAAACAGCTGAGATATTTTTTGAAGACGTGCTAATGGCTTTAGTATTTTATGGCATGCCGATACTTGCAGAGAATAACAAACCGAGATTATTGTATCATTTAAAAAGAAGAGGATATAGAGGTTATTCTATGGCTAGGCCTGATAAATATTGGAATAAGTTATCGGTTTCAGAAAAAGAAATAGGTGGCATACCAAACTCTAGCGAGGATATAAAACAGGCTCATGCGGCCGCGGTTGAAATGTACATTCAACAACATGTTGGTCATTTAGGTGATGGAAATTATGGAAACATATATTTTAACAAAACTTTAAATGATTGGTCTAGATTTGATATAAACAAAAGAACAAAGTTTGACGCCACTATTAGTAGTGGTTTAGCAATAATGGCTTGTAATAGACATTTATATGCTCCAAACGCAAAGGTAGAAAAACCAAAACTTAATATAAATATCGCTAAGTATTCTAATACTGGTAGCGCTTCAAAATTAATAAAATAATATGACATACACCGCGGTAAATAATTATTTTCCTAGTCAAGTTGTAAGTGATGCAGAGAAATTGAGTTACGACTATGGTTTAAAAGTAGCAAAAGCTATAGAGTTTGAGTGGTTTGGCAATGATATGAGTCACACGCGTTACGATAATAACTATAGAAATTTTCACGAGTTAAGATTATACGCGCGTGGAGAACAATCAATAAAAAAATATAAAGACGAACTATCTATAAACGGAGATTTATCTTATCTTAATTTAGACTGGAAACCAGTGCCTATTATATCTAAGTTTGTGGATATAGTTGTTAATGGTATATCTGAAAGAACTTATAGTGTAAAAGCATATTCTCAAGATCCTTATGGGGTTTCTAAAAGAACCGCGTACATGGAGTCTATAATAGAAGACATGAGAATGAAAAGCTTCGATGAGTTTACAAACGAAAGTTTTGGTATAAACTTAGCTCAAAACGAACCAGATACTTTACCTGGAAACGAAGAAGAACTGGCTTTACACATGCAGTTGTCTTATAAGCAGTCTGTTGAATTAGCAGAAGAACAAGCGTTAAACGTTTTGATGGATGGTAATAACTACGAGTTAATTAGAAAAAGATTTTATCAAGATCTTACTGTTTTAGGTATAGGTGCAACTAAAACAAACTTTACAACATCAGAAGGCGTAACTATAGATTACGTTGATCCAGCTAAATTAGTATATTCTTATACAGACTCTCCTTATTTTGACGACATATATTATGTTGGAGAAATAAAAACAATACCTATTAACGAGCTAGCAAAACAATTTCCCCATTTAGATCAATCAGATCTAGAAGAAATAAAACAAACGTCATCATCTTATACAAAGGGCAACTACAACTATAATCATAAAGAACACGATCAAAACAAAGTTCAAGTTTTATATTTTAATTATAAAACATACATGAACGAAGTTTATAAAATAAAAGAAACTTCTACTGGAGCTGATAAAGCTATAGAAAAAGATGATAGTTTTAATCCACCAGAAAATATGGAGGGAGGTTTTTCCAGATTAGACAGGGTTATAGAGGTTTTATACGAAGGAGCAATGGTTGTAGGCACAAATAAGCTTTTAGATTGGGGCATGGCAAAAAACATGATGCGACCTAAAAGTGACTATACTAAAGTAAAAATGAATTACAGTATAGTAGCGCCTAGAATGTATAAAGGTAAAATTGACTCATTAGTAAAACGTATTACAGGTTTTGCAGACATGATACAATTAACACATTTAAAACTGCAACAAGTAATGTCACGTATGGTTCCAGACGGTGTTTATTTAGATGCAGATGGTTTAGCCGAAGTAGATTTAGGTAATGGCACAAATTATAATCCACAGGAAGCATTAAATATGTTCTTCCAAACTGGATCTGTAATTGGTAGAAGCTTTACAAGTGAAGGTGATATGAACCCTGGTAAAGTACCTATTCAAGAAATAACATCTGGAGCAGGGGGTCAAAAGATGCAAGCTCTTATTGGTAATTACAATTACTATCTACAAATGATTAGAGATGTAACGGGGTTAAATGAAGCTAGAGACGGTTCTACACCAGACAAAAACGCTTTAGTTGGTATACAGAAAATGGCCGCGGCAAATAGTAATACAGCTACAAGGCATATATTACAAGCTGGTTTATTTTTAACCTCTGAAACAGCTGAACAATTATCACTTAGAATATCTGATATTATAGAATACTCACCTACAAAAGAAGCTTTTATACAATCAGTGGGAGCGCATAATGTTGCCACGTTAGAAGAGCTGCAACATTTACATCTTTATGATTTTGGTATATTTATAGAATTAACACCTGACGAAGAAGAAAAAGCGTTATTAGAAAACAATATACAAGTGGCGCTAGCGCAACAAAATATAGAGCTTGAAGATGCTATTGATATTAGAGAAATAAGAAGTTTAAAACTTGCTAATCAATTACTAAAAGTAAGAAGAAAAGAGAAAATAGCAAGAGACCAAAGAATGCAACAAGAAAATATACAAGTGCAAGCACAAGCTAACGCGCAAGCTCAACAAGTTGCGGCACAAACAGAAATGCAAAAAAACCAAGCTATTACAGAGTCAAAATCTCAACTAGCTCAAGTAGAGGCTCAATTAGAAATGCAAAAAATGCAAGCTGAAGGAGAATTAAAAATGGCTTTAATGCAAAAAGAATTTGAATACAACATGCAGTTAAGGCAAGTAGATTCAGAATCATTAAATCGTAAGGACACAGAAAAAGAAGATCGTAAAGATCAAAGAACAAGGATTCAAGCGTCTCAACAATCTGAACTTATAGATCAGAGAAAAAATG